AGCCCTGGCCTGGTTGTATTATCAAGGGGTCGTTGCTTTTGGCGGGCCATCATTCTGGGCAGGCAAAAATGATCCAGCAAACCTCATACATCCCGACCTCGTGCGAGCCAGGATATCCGATCGACTCTCCGATTCAGCATGATCTGAACGATCTCATTTGCGACGACATCGGGCTGCATCAGAGCACCCTGGTCCTCATCAGGGAAAAGACCCCGGCGCATTTTGCTTGCCGTTCGCCCTATGTTCAAACACCACGCATCAACCCCTTCCTTGATCATGCACTCGACGAACATCGTGAGCCCGGCTTTCGATGCGCAGTATGCGCTCCAGGTTGCCCTGGCCTTCCGCGCCGCCGATGATCCGATCAGAATGATCCGGCATCTGGGATTCACTGAGAGAGCGGCTTGCACGCAATTGTAGGATCCGAGGAGATTGACATTGATCTGTCGATGCCATGCACTCACAGACCCGCCCGTGACAGCTTCCGGTTTGATGACTCCCGCGAACACGATAAGAGTCTCGGGCCTCGCCATCGTTATCCTCGTCATCTGGCTTTGGTTGGTGACATCAAGCTCCGCGCTGCTGAATGCTTTTACCTTCGCAGCTTTCAGCCAGGGTCCCGATCTGATCCGCATGAGAAGCGCCTGCGCGATGTCGGACCCCGCGCCCACCACGACTATCCTGTGTTGTTGCTCCAGCATCGAAAGCCATCTCCATCAGTTCGAGATCCCCTGGATACGTCAGCTTAAGCCCGGTCCGCCAGGACCCCGGTATCACCCGACAGTCCCATTGGTTAAGGGTCGCCATCAAAGACCATTCATCCCCATCAGAGAGGTGCCCATAACGATCGAGCACTTGACGAAGCAGCCCCGTATCAAATACCTGTGGCGTGTGGATAATATTCATCAGATGACGAGGGATCGGCGTGAATGATGCGGAGACTTTGAGCACAGCAGAGTTGATGGAAGGTGATCCGAAGGCCACGGCTGACCCCTCGGATCGAATGGCGAGTTCGTAATCAGAGGTTGACGGTAAGAACCTCGCACCCTCTGCAATGATAACACGATCAGTTTTCACATGGGCGAGCCCCCGCAGAACACTTTCCCGCCTTGATTCCCCACCCGGAATATCCTTTCCAATAACCACCAACGAATTGACAAGAGGTCGCAGCCTCTGCTCAACAATCTCCCAAGGCCTCAGCCCATGGATCTGAATCTCCATCTTGTCACAGCCGAACCTCGATCCGGCGCCAGCCGCTAGAACAAGAGCGGTTATGTTCATCTGTGCATTGCCTCCCAATCGCAACGAATGCGCTCATTGATCCGCTTGATCGGATCGTCACGGAGACTGATGGTGATATGTTCGAGTCGTTTCTCCCAGGCATCGCTCAGCATTTTCAGATAGCGCCTTGACTCATCCAGCGAATTCAGGAGAGCAAGCGATGCGTCCCGATCCTCTGTGCTGATCATCGCAATGCCTCTCTGATGGCCTGACAGATGTCCTGGCCATCCTTGATATAGAGATCAGGATACTGCCCCGGCTTGTAGTCAATGATCGCGTCATGGATCGTGCGATCGACCCTGCGATCTTCACCGACATGAAAGAGGCTGGGCTCCAGGTGTCGGTTGTCGCGGGCGTTGTGCCGCATGGCCTTGTCGGGTCCGCCTCTCAGAATCACGATCGGGCGATCGAGCAAGGTGTATTCGCAGACGACCGAACTGAAATCCGAAACGAGACAGCTCGATTGCTTCATCAGTTCATCGTATCGAAAGTAGCGAGGGTCATCGTGAGTGATAAGCTGCGCCCGCTCGGTGTGCCTGAAAAGCTGATAAACCCCTTGCATGAAAGCCTCGTGCAAATGATTTATCGGGTGAAGCTTTACGATGACATCGAGCCCAAGGCTTATCATCAGCCTGATGTTCTCTCGCAGCGATAGGAGCCCAGAGTCCCGATGCGATGGCATATATAGCACGGGAGCCTTCTTGTTCCACTCGGGGACATCTTCATAACAATAGGCTCGCGTGAATGATGTCCGCTTCATTCGATCCACAAATGCAGGGTATCTCGTGCGATAGGGCTCCCAGAAATGCTCTCCCTGAATCATGAGATGCTGCCAGCGCTCGGGCTTCCAGTTCGCAAGATCGGGACCTTTGAATGAGACGCCGTGGAAAATTTGGATTGTGTTGAGCGCCCGCCAATCCCCTGACTGCATTTTCTGATAGCATGAAATGACATTGAGGATCCCTTGGCGTCTCACCTCCTGCCATAGATGCTCGTCGCGCAGGACTGATACGGCTTCCAGGCCAAGGATCTGCTTTGCGTAGATCGCGGTTTCCTTGACCGTGGTGATGATGATCGGGTGGATCTCGGGGAGGCGTTCGATCAATGGGAGGAAGTGAGAAATATACCCATGGTTGTTTACAAAGAAAGCCACCGGCACACGCTTGCTCATTATACGAATTCCCCCACGAGGCTAATCATTATTTCCCGCCCTCTCGGATCATCAAGCTCGAACGCGAGCAGACGCTGCCAGCGCCCGAGTTGAAGCATGTTGTCAAGAACAGGTATCGTTTCACTTGTATTTACCAGAAGGCTCTTGATGTGGCTATGACCATTCACCGGCTCGTCGAAAGGAACGTCCCTGCAATCGAGGTCGTCGTGGGCATACCGATCGTATCGAGGCGCAAAGTCCTCAAGCTTTCGCATCGTGTCACTCATCAGCAAGGGCTCGAACTCATAGATCCGCAGCCCTAGAGTTGTGTGTCTCGAATAGACATTGCAGAGCCCTGACCGAAGATTCAAAGTCCTGACGGCCGTCTGAACCCTCTCAGTGAGATCAATGATGCGCTTGCCGGGCTCGATCCGAAGGATGGTATGCTTGAACATGATTCCCCCAAGAAAAAAAAACCACCGCCGAGCGGGATGCCAGCGGTGGTCGAGAAGCGGAAAAAACCCCACCCAAAGGCAGGAGTCCCCTCATTATACCCTACCCCTGGCTGAGGCGCTGCCTTACGTCCAGGGTTTCAGGGAATTGCACAACATAGGTTCGACTTGAGCGAATGATCTCGACTTCCCACGACAGGCGCTCGCCGTCTTTGAGATCTTCAGTGTCCTCTGTGTCCATCGTGATCTCGATTTCCCCGCGAGCGGCATCGCCCACCACAGACACCTTGTCCGCTGCGAGGGTCAGCTCGACAAGTTCATCACCCGAGCCAAGAAAGATAGCCTTGATGGCGGTCGCATTCTCAAGGCTGAACGGTGCGCCGTTCGCCGTCTTGAGCAAAACCTTGATCGTCCGATCGGTGCCTTTGATGATCGAGAGAAGCTGACTTTGCATGTCCTTAGTCCTCGCATGTGTGAACGACGCCGATCAGCAGATCTTCGTCGAGTATATGACCAATCAAAGCGCCATCATCCGATGCGCCACCACCATCATCTCGCAGGAATAGCTCGTAAGCCTTTCTGATCAGAGTCAGGCCATCGTTCTGATAGACAGAGTAGACGACATCCACAAACGGAACATCGGGCATGTCGAGTTCGTTGTTCTCGTATTCGCCCTCTGAGTATTCGAGATAGCTCAGAACTGCTGCGTCTTCCCAGAGAGTGAACGGATCTCGGGAAGTGACGCGAGCCGTGATGATCAGATCATCGGAGCCATCGTCGATGGCGACCCATAACGGAATCTTGGAACCGACTTTTACATTGATGCTCATTAGTATGTCCTGCTCCGTTTCATTGTCATTTTCACATAATCAAGAGTCAGACCTCTAAACGTTCCTGGAGGAGTCGGTCCTGCTGAATCTACCTGGATATAGGCATTGATCCATTTAAAACCAGCTCCAACATTGGCATTCGTCGTTTCGTAGGTCGTGACAAGAGCGCCTTGGAAGTAGTGTCGCCAGATAAGGCCAGCGCCAGCAGGTTTGACTTCACATTCCAGTTTATATGTTCGCCAGTTTGTGCTTATTGCTTCAACTTCAGTGAATTCCGATCCAACGACCCCACCGTCTCTGCGTCGTATATACCAAATGCCATTCGCTGGCTGGAGAGATCCATTCAAGTGTAGACCAGTTTGAAAACTGACAGCGTTCGAGTTATGGCTCAACCTCTCGCCAAGACCCATGAAAGCGTAGAGTTCATTCCCAGGTGGGAGGTTGTTATTATAAAATTTGAACTTGTATTCAATGCTCCAGATCACTCCAGCAAACGCGCCCGCTCCGGCCCCATAGGCATCCAGATGCAAACTGAAAGCAAGGTTGTTTGATATAGTTTCAGTCCACCTCCCATAGCCGTTAGCAGCGTTGGAATACATGCTATGCATTCCAATAGCGCCGTCTTTGAAGGCGTAATCTATAAGCTGAAACGCACTGCTGCTTGAAAAATCCCCGAGAGGATTCGTTTCAACTGAGTTGATCCAGTCTTTCATAACAATATATTCTGTGGCCGGGTCAGGAGAAGATGAAGGTATGTCGATCCACTCGACATCAAAGTCATCGTCGCTCGCTTTTGATGCGATCTGTCCTGTCGTGCCACCTGCGGCAAGCCCTGGGCCAGCAGGACCAGTTTCTCCCTGCTCCCCTTGAGGACCTTGCTCGCCCTGAGCCCCTTGAGGTCCCGCATCGCCTTGAGGGCCAGCCGGTCCCTGCTCTCCTTGTTCTCCCTGCTCACCTTGCGGACCTTGAGGACCTTGAGGACCAGCCGGGCCTTGCGGTCCAGGAGGCCCTTGATTTTCCCCACCGATATTTATCAAGCCCATGCTAGCTGCTCCTTTCCCAGGCTGAGTTTTTGACTTCCATGTTGTACTCGGCCATGACCATCGCAACATAGTCATCGGTCGAACAGACTTCATCACTGCAATGTCTCGCATTGCCTTTGCGATATGATGCGATCGCTTTCTCGATATTGTTATTATATCGCTGGAGAAGCCGACTCAGATATGCCTCGGAGAAAACTATGTTCGTCTCGACATCGAGGAGCCCGGTCAGAGGCCCGTTGTATCCGAGCCAGCGAGCCGTGCCGCCCATTATCTGACCGAGTCCCCAGGAAGTCTGCTGCATGATGCGCTCGGTCTTCTGTGTGATCCCGAGCATCTTCGCGTGAGCTTCCACATTCCAGACATACTGAAAATCAGGCTCAAAGCGAACTGCGTTCGGGTCGTAGCTCGATTCAATCCTGAAGATAGCCATCAGCAAAAGGTTTCCTGTCGGGATCTCAGACGGAGCCAGCACCCGACGAACATAAGGCCAATCAACGAATGTCATCACATCACCCTCATCGTTCCGGGGCCGACTCCCAGATCTGCCCACCGCACATGTTTTAAAGGAACCGAAAGGCTATTCAAAAGAAGAGTTGCTTCATCAAGATGCTTTGGAACCCAGAGGCTATCGAGAACCCTTTGAACCTGATCATCAGCCAAGGGCTTCCAGATGTCATGGCTGGCTCGATCGGATACGACAAAGGCCGCGCCAGGACTGACTTCAAAGTGAGCTATCTCAGGAAGCAAGGTCTGGAATATCTGGTTGATAAAGAACGTGTGAACGACTGTCGCCACCCCAGGGATCCCAGCCGCTTTGATAAGATTGGGAAACCCATCAAGAAGGATCCAATCAACATCGACCAGAATATTCCAATCGGCATCACGTCCGAGTTCGTGGATCTGGACCTTCTCGTAGGTCGCAGGAAGATCAGGAAACCTGCGCGTCTCTATGGGATGAAAATTGAAACCGTGGATGGCAGCATAACGCTCGAACGCGGGGAATGCCGCCGCCTTGCACTCGGGCCGATAGTCATTCACATAGAGAGTAAACAGGTTGACCTTCATCATGACCTCGCAACGCATATCCAGCGACTTGCCGCCGTGTTGTAAACGAGATGCGCAGAGTTCACAGACGTATGAGGTGAAACGCCTTTGATGAAAATACGATTGGCAGCGGTCGTTTCATCAGTGCTTTCGCTATAAAGAATCATGTTCTCGCTGGTGCCATCCATCATGACAACCAGCTCTCTCGGTCTTGCCGGGCTCGGTGCGACGATGCCCTTGACCAGATCACCTGATGTTATCAAGAGAACCCCGGCGCTCCCTGGGTCGATCCCTGTGCCACTACCAACAGCCACGTTTTTGGATGTGAGCTGGCTGTTGCCGGGCTCCGAATAGATCTCGTCAACAGTGAACCAATCAGTGCCGTTCGAGTAAAGGGTGAATCCGCCATACTCGCCAGAGATGTACTTTGATGCGGCGACATTGTTGATCTTCTCGGAGGCATTGGGCTGAACCTCGATCGGGTATGTGTCAGCGCCACCCGTGGCATCCTTGAATGTGAAGATCAGGCCATCAGCCGGCGCGGGCAATTCAAAGACGACGATGCCCACGGCGGTATCGCAAAGGAAGGTCGTCAGGTGCTGCGAGGCCGTCATGGTCACAGTCGTGGGACCCGTTGGCGATGCCGTGACGCGCTCGAATCGTCTGAAGTCCGATCGCCCATTCGATCTCAGTTTCAGTTCTGATGATGATGCCTCGCGCCGAAATCCAAGGGGATTGGCGAGGCTCGATCGAAACAGAAGGTCAAGCTGCTCGTTTGCACCGCGACCGAATTCAAGGACAGATGATCTTATTCTGTGAATGAGACTAGGCATTAGAACCACTCCACGGCATTATTGATGAGCTGAGGATACTGATCAGAGGCAACACCGCTCTCATCAATGCATTCAGTTACGTTTTCATCAAACAGGCAGTTCTCGATTCGGCAACGATCGCCATTGACTTCGATGCACGCATCGGAGCCGCCAGACCACCCTGATGCAAAGCCAGCACCGCGCAGGATCACATCATCACCGTTGACGATGATTGCCCTGGTCAGAGCAAAGTTCGACTTGTAGAAAGTCGTGAACAGGAAATCTATTTCCACCTTGAACGGTATAGTGATCGTGGCGTTCAGGAAAAGGTTGGTATTGCTGCCGACGAACAGGATACGAGCGCCGGCGCTGATCGCAGCAAGACAGGTCGCAAGGTCTTCATAATGAGCCCCCGAGAAGTCGCCGATGAAAAAGTTGTATTCTTGAATGCGCGGCGCTCTCTCGTCCAGGTTCTTCACCCATCTTTGAGTGATATACTCCAACCAGTTCATATAAGGCGCAGGCGGCTTTTGCCCAGCCTGCCATCCAGCCTGCTGAACCCCTGATGGTGGCTCGACGAGATCGACCAAAGGTGTGGGGTTGCTATCTCCCCAATTGCTGAACTTATCCGGGCGATCTTCAGTAATAAAAATAGGCATAACGAACCTCTCTCGAAATTGAAGGGTCAGACATAGAGCCCTGAAAACACGCCGCCGACATCGGGATCGCTGAGAGATCCAAAGCCAGCGCCGAACGTGCCACCATCGAATGCAAAGACATCATCGGGGTCTGTGTCATCAGGTGGCGAGACGATCAGGTTGATCTTGACCCCTGCGGCAACAACCTCCTGGAGATTGGCATAGACAAATGATGCCGGCGCTGCCGGGATGATCCCGTTCACATAGAGCCCGACATTGGCTCCACCAAGGTTCATGTAGTGAACTTCGGTGGCCTGGAAGATCAGGCGGGTGGCTCTGATCACCGCATCAGGTTCACCCTTGCTGAAGTTCTTGACGATCTTGACCGCAACAAGAATGCGGTAGAAGTCGTCCTGTAAACCCTCGCGCTCCTGACCAACGAGATCGCCAAGCTTGTCCAGAAAGTCGCCCGTGGCGTTGGCAAGAAGTTCCGCGCTGAGGAGATCGACCAGCACATTCTCAAGGTCCTGGATCTGCTTTGCGAGCATCCCGATGGTGCCCTCGATCCGAGGCTGACCCTTCTTGTTGCCGGTCAATCTATCTTTGGCATCCTGAACATGAGTCGTGACTTTCGTTATCTTTGATTCAGCCATGTCAAAACCCTCTCAGGAGGAGGCAATGTTAATCTGTATCCGCGAGCTATCGAACCGCGCGATCTCGTCGGGCGCGATGCTGATGTTGCTATCAAGGGTCGGGTTCGATGCGGTCCCGATCCTGACAGCCGCATTCAGAATCCCGCGGCTGATGACATCAAGCGTGCAAATGAAATATGGGTAGACGATAACATCATCACCTGTCCCAAGTCCTTCCCCATAAGCGAGGATGGCCGCTATGATCAGGTCTTCCCCATCGAGCGGGAAATCATCAGGGTCAATCGTCAGATCAATCTCGACCCAGATCGAAACCTCTTCTGCATTGTCCCACCGAAGCGTTTGAGGAAAGCCTGAGTCATCTGTGATTGTCTCGCTCTCTGCGCCATAGGTTCTGATGCCTGCGGCCACGGATGCAAAGAGCTGCCGCGCAATGGGTAGAGGATCACCGCCGAGCAAAACCACTCGAACAGATTTTGCCGGGAGGCCATCGACTGTCGCCTCCGTGTTGTTGATATACACGACACAAGACTCGACACCTTCAACCTCAAGCATCCTCGCCCTGATCGCATCCGGTGTACAAAGAGCGCCGAGCGCGATCTGCTGCGCCCTACGAATCTTGAAGGCAGCATCAGTTTCCTCTGCATCTCCCTGCTCTGCATCGAGCGGGTTCGTTATGCTATCCCAGCCAGAGACGCTATCCTCTCTGACTGTCAGGGACCCCGCTGGCGCTGGGATCGGTCCCGATGTTTGAGCGGTCATCGTCCCATCAACCCCAGGCAGCACGCCGGCCTGAACGCGAGCGATCTCGGGGATCACATCGCCGACAGCTATACCATCAGAGCTTAGAGTATTGGACCCAAGGCTAATGAGCGCCTGTGGTTTCTGCCCATCAGCGCCCGTGAACGTGATTGTAAAGCCCGAATAGAAACTACCAATCACCGTAACCGCCGAGATTCCCGAAAGGGCTTCCAGCGCATTCTCGATGTCGGTTGCATCATCGTTCCATTGAATGGCTGATGTCGCCTCGCCACCGAACACAAGAGTGAAGGCACCGCCGACCGGCTGATCATCAAAGATGATCTCTTGAATCTCATTCACCCCTGCGCCAATGGTATATGCTGCATCGGTTTCAAAGATCGACTCGGGACTCCCTTCGACAGACGCCCGGGTCCCTGCCGGGATCACGGTCCCTTGAGTGCCGCTGAGACGAACCCCCACAGTCGAGAAAGTCGCCGCTCGGCGGATCAGACCGTTGAATGAGGCCACATCATCGAACTGCTTCCCCTCAGCGGTGCGCGGATAGCGGGCGAGATACACCTGCTCCACAAGCTCCCAGATCTGGGCAAACCGCTCAGACATGATGCCAAGGAACTGGCCGATGGGTCGCCTCGGGTCGAGATCGACCGCGTTTCCGTATACCCCTCTGGCATCCTCATTCAGTTCCGTCTGAATATCAGCAAGCCGCTTGATTACCAGCCCTTCCGGCGTTACCCCGAATGTCATTTACGCGCCCCCTGTTGGAGTGATGATGGATGTAAAATCAAGGATACCTTCCACTGTATAAGCCTGGAACTCGATCGTCAGGACGCGATTCGCCTTGTCGGTGAGCTGGCTCGAATAGTTGACGAGAGAGATCACACCAGGGCAAGCGCCGATCTCGTCGATGAAAATGGTGTCGATGTTTTTCTGGCTCTGACCCTTTTCAAAAATCTCCGTGAACCATGGCAGACCCAGAGAGGTATCGAGGAACCACTCGCCCAGAACCGTTTGCAGGTTCTGCTTTATGATCTGAGAGATCTCCTCAGTTCCTTGAACCATCACCCAGTTGTTGTTCTCAAAGGCGATGTCGCCCGTTGCATCATTGATTCCTATGTTCATCCCATTGCCCTTTCTGTATCAACCAGAGTCGCAGGGGTCGGCGCGACTGAGTTGAGCCCTGTCGTCGTGAGTTTCAGAAGCAGGAAAGCCTCCCGGAAGATCGGGGGGACCGCACTATCAAGGGGATCGTCGGCATTCGGCACACCACCTATCTCCAGGATCTTCGCAGCGGCCAGCGCGATCGAAGCCGGGCTGATGATCGAACTGACGATGGAGGAGAACTTTGTCGCTGGCGAATCGACGACGATATAGGATCCGGCTTCGACGACTGCGGTCGATGCCGTGAGTCCTGCCTGCATGGCTGCGGAGATGACTGCTGGCGTGTTGTTTGAGAGCGCCGATTGGAAAGCCGACTTGCCAAAGGTGAAGACCGCTGACGGTTCGCCAGATGAATTGATAAGGCCAGGAGAAGAAAGTTTATTTGTAACCAATCCATCAATAAGGTTGGCAAGGTTCGCTTTCCATGCGTCATTGCCAACATTGGGCAGATCCTCTGCAAAGGCTTCAATCCAATCGTTTTCAGAATCAAGCGCCATCCCCTTACCCCAGCTTGAGTTGTGTCAGCTTGTCGATTAGCTGCTGGTTCGTCTGCTTCTGTTGATCGAACTGAGCGGCGTTGATCGGGGTTCCGGAAGGCCCCAGGCCTGTCGGCACCGTGATCTGTTTGATCAGATCAATCATCGCATTCTGGGCTTCCAAAGCCTTGATGCACATGTCGATGAGTTCGACCGTGCCGTTCGAGAGGCTGAACTTGCCGTCTTTGGTTATCCGGGCTTTGGCTTTCGTCACCTCCAGCGAGATCTCTGTGTCCTCGATAAATGAAAGGAGGGCCTGGCCGAACTGAATGGTGAAGTTGTCCCCGATCGGAAAGGTGCGCGTCAGATCGTAGAGCCCGGGTATGGCAATCGCATCAGACATCGAGAACACGCGGGTCGAGCCCGGCGTATCGAGCGCTCCTGACTGCTTCCATTTGTCCAGAGATCTCTGCGAGCAGAGGCAAATGACTTTCTCCCCGACCTTCACCGGCATGTTGATTCGGGCGGTCCCCGATCGGTATTGCCAGAGGGTCACGCCGCGGATCGTTGGGGGATCGACCGGGTCATCCTGATCCCAGTAGAGCCGCTTGAAGTCCGATTGCACATCGACCAAACCCTTTGGCTTGTCGATGGCTTTGATCGTTCCAGGGAAACAGATGTCGAGATCCTTGATCCGATCCTCGATCAGCTCGGAAATCACATCGACCAGATCGGGGGTTTCATGAGCGAGACGTGTCATGGTGTTGTCGCCTCCACGTCGATGTTCCACTCGCTGCCATGGGTGTCCCCTGAATAGATGGCTTTCTGGACGATCAGATCGCCCGTGAAGACGCTGTTCTGATCGAGCCGCACCTTCCCACCTGGGACGATCAGAGGGATCAGCAGCGAGCGGAAATTGACCCCCTTGTCCGTTCGCACAGGCGAGCCGATAAGCCCGGTCCTCGGGGTGAGGTTTACTGCCGGCTGGGGCAGAGCGCCGAATCGGTCGATGACATTGATGGCTCCATTCTGCACCGACCAGCGGAAGCCATAGGTCGAGGCGAAGTCATCCAGGATGCGTTTGTTCAGACCATTCAGGGTCAATCCCGTTCGGACGACATCGGTCGTCAGCACCGGCTTGACATAGCCAATAGGCAGCCCGAATGACTGGATCACATCGAGGATGACCCGATTCATGCTGAAGCCCGCGCCGTATGATTTCTGTATGGTGGTCGTCCGCAGTTGGGTGTAGCCGTCAATGATCTCAAGCTTCGTAACCCAGTCTGGGCCTGTGTATTCGCTACCGCCCTTTGCATTGCCGGTGAGGATGGTTCGGGTGAAATTTTGATAGCCAGCGGAGAGCTCTATGAAGAGTCCTTTTTTGGTTTCGGCTCCTGTCTTTTCTGGCGGTATGTTGCAGAAGTTTCGACTCTGCTGCGACAGGTTGTATATCTCAAGGACCCCTTGGTTGGTCTGTGATCCAACGGATCGCTCGACCTGAAACTTGAATCGCAACCGGTCCACAGTCAGCCGCTGGGCTGTGCGCAAGTTCAGGAGCACCACCTGAGCCGATCTGAGAAACAGGGGTTGCGAACCCTGCCCGGATGCCGTTATGATTTTGGAGTCAGCCACTTCTCTCCCCCTCAGCTTTCAGATTCCACGTACAACAGCACAACATCGACCCCGAATGATTCACGATCGGCATTGCGTTCCGCTCCTGTGAGATCGACTGCCAGGAAAGTTCCAGGTGGCCTCGCGGCTCTCGTATAGCCATCGAGTATCGGCAGGCCGGTTAGTATGGGTATACCCATAAGGATCGGGCTCTGAGTTTCATCAAGCACGTCCATCAGCCAGCGATCCTGGCGAGTGTTGAAACGGAATTCCAGGAAGTAGACCTTGGCTTCCAGAGTGATCTGAAACCGATAGTTGGGTCGATCGTTCCGCACGGGCATCTGTAAGGTCGCCATCACAATCCCCCTGTCAGGCCACGGAAGGTATCAAGCAATGCAGAGGCTCGGCGCGAGGCAGGGCCCGAGGCTGGTTTGGTCCCCTGCTTCCCGAGATCGGCCTTGGGTGGCGCCGAGTTTCCCGCCAGAAAGCCAGAGATGAATTCGCCCGAAACCCCTTTCAGCTCCAGATCAACCAACTCAATCCGCTCTGCTGACATCGTGAAGACAAGACCATCACCTGTCTGAACCGATTGCGGGAAGCTCAGAGCGGTGATGACCATGTTCGTGTAGATGTTCGATTCGTTCTCGTTCGGATAGAAGTAGGTCCGAATGGTGAAGGGCTTTCGATCCTTGTAGCAATCAATCAAAGCCTTCATGGCTTTCTGAGGATAGGAGGGATCAGCCTGCTCCCCTCTCAGATAGTTACCGAGCGCACCGCCCAGCCGAGCACCGACAGCAGTCCCAAGGCCGGTGCCGACGAGAGATGCGCCGCCTATTCGGGTGTTCTGCGCGAGCTGTGCGCCAAAGCCAGAGAGCACACCAGCGGCGACCGATTGAGCAGCGCCCGCGATTCCGCCCAAGGGAGCGTTCGAGATGAACCCTTGAATCTGTATGCGCACCGGTCCCAGCTTGATGTGATCGGATATATCCTGGCTCCGCTCGACCGGCCACTTGGTTACTTCAGCTTCCAGATCGGTCGTCAGCAGCTCTGTGACATCGACGAGAATGCTTTCGCCAATGCGCGTCAGGCGCTTCTCATAACCGAAGATCCCGCTCTGTATCGCGGATAGCTTGTCCTCATACCCAAAAATGAACTCGCCTACGGCCATGGTTCACTCCCTTATTTTCGGGATCGAGTTGTTGCCAGCCTTGCGGAATAGCTCCTTCTGACCTTGCAGGAATTGCTGAGTCGCAAGATCCTTGGCAGCCTGTTCGCTGAGGCCGTTGGCGTTGATCTCGACCTTGTTCTCTATGTTGGTTGTCATGCCAGCGCTCGAAGCCGCTGCGGCTGTGACAGTGGCCGCTCGCATCTCGGGCGATGGCGGAAGGATCGGGCGGCTGTTGATGGGCGGCGGCGCTCTCAGGGTCGGGACTGGTCTTGGCTTTGCAACCCCGGCACGCATGCCCGTGTCGTATTCTGCGATGGGTGCTGTGACAAAATCAGCTGCGCCCTGGACGATATTCCGGCGCTGCTGAACACCTTCCTCGCCGGTCTTCCAGCCAATCGACTCAAGCACATCAAAGCCTGTGAACCCCTTGACCGCACGATTGATCAGGAGAAGCACCTTCTCAAGAGGCGCTGCCAGATCTTCAATGATGGAGGCTCCGACCTCAACCATGAATCCCTTGATGCTATCGAGCGAGTCCTGGATGAACTGAACTGCTGCATTCCAAGTCTCCTTGATGAATTCGACAAAGTGCCCTGTCGCCGTCTCGACCTCGGGATCGGTGAAGAACGTTATGATGTCGTCGATGAGCAAGGCAGCTGCAACGACAGCAGCGCCGATGGCGAGCGGGATTGCGAATAGCTGGATCTGAGTCCACTTCGCGGCGATGCCCACGGCTCTGATACTCTTCACGAGAACCCAGAGAGATTTTCCAAGGGTTCCGATTGCGATCAGAATTTTCGCGCCCCCAAAGGCGAGCAGAGAGATCGTCAGTATCTTTATGAATTTGTCCCAGCCGCCGAAAGCCTTGGCGACAAGACCGACGATTGCGATCCCGCCCTTGAGCGCACTGAATACATACTTCATCGTCTTGCCAAGACCCTCAGCCCACTCCTTCGTTCGGGTGTTGATCAGCTCGCGGTTGGTCTGAATGAAGTCCATGGTGGCATCCATCCACTGCTGAAAGATCGGAAGGATGGTCGCGCCAACAATGAACTTGAGCCCGCGCAGGCTGGCGGTCAGTCTTGAGATCGTATCGTTGAAGACCTCTGATGCCGCGGCTGTCTCCGTTGACAGGACGATACCCAGGCTGTCTGCTTCATTCATGAGAGCCCTGATGCCTTTGCTCCCTTCATTCAGGAAAGGGATCAGCCGAGCGCCGTCCCGCCCGAACAGCTTCATGGCAAGGGCTGCCTTGGTGGGTCCGTCCTGCATGCCCTTGAACCTGTCAGCGGCATCGAGGAGCAAGGCCCCGGTGTCGCGCAGGGTTCCGTTGGCATCCTGAAAAGAAAGGTGGAGCTGCATGAAGGCTTCAAAGGTTTCGCCCGATCCCTTCTTTGCATCGTTCATGTTCCGCGACAGGATCTTGAGACTCTGATCAAGACTCTCCGTTGAAACCCCTGACAGATCTGCCGCGTAGCGGAATCGCTGGAGGTCTTCGACCGCGATACCAAGAGACTTCGAGGTCTTCGCAACTTCATCACCCACATCAGCCGTGCTCTTGGCAAGAAGGAAGATCCCGCCAGCAGCTGCGCCGATCGCTGCCATTGCGATAGCCACACGGCTGAATGCCTGACCCACATCGCCAGCGGCATCAGAAAGGTTCTTCATTGCCTTCTCGGCTTCGATTACCTTGCCAGTCGTGGCGTCGATGGGCTTTCGAGTGAATGCGGTCTTCATTCGATCGCCAGCGGTGGCGAGCGCTCGATTCATCCGATTGATTGGACCTTCGTTTACATCAAACGAGTATTTGGTCAGAAACTCCCGAACGAATGCCCCTGGCATGGATCCCCCTTTCAGGTCTGTCGCTGCTTCTCTTGCATGTCATGATAGTATTGGTCGGCGGCGTCTTGTAGATCAAGCGCCTCATGGCAGTCCAGAAGATCCTTGATTGACCAATGCTTCATGATCTCAGTGTATGTGGCGACCTTGCGAATCACAGGCCGCCATATAAACCAGTTGATATTCAAGTGCCCTGCTTCAAAGGGCGGGATTGAAGACGCCCGCCCGATGCTCACCGTTTTAAAAGTGACAGGGCCTCGTCGAAAAAATCCGCGTATTGGTACCTCAGAACCTCAGCGACAACCCGGTGCATCAAAAGCAGGTTCCCCTGGAAATGCACTTTGGGATTGAGCTTGGCGTTGTTGACAAGAACATCCGAACAGAAGGATAGCAGACGGTCTGCATATTCTTTGGGTGGGACGTTGGCCCGAAGTGTTTCGACGATGATGCCGAAAACCTCGATCGCAAGTTTGACATTCTGCTCGTGTATCGCAGCCAGATCAGCCTCTGTCTGCTCATCTGATTTGTCGGTCGAGACAGGCTGAGAGAGCTGGGGTGCCTGGAGGTTCTGGAACTTCTCAAAAGCTTCCTTCACTCCAGGCCCCAGCGATTCGACAAGCCACGCCCACACTTCGATAGCCTTGGCAACATCCCAGTGCCCGATCGTGTAGGTTTTCCCATCTATGACAATATCATTCGGTTTCTGCATGGGTTTTGATCCTTTCCGCTTCTCTGGTACATGATGTTCAATTACGCATTGGCAGGCAGACTACCGACATTCATGAGGATGTCGCCTGATTCAAAGATCCAGGTTGTCGCGCCGACCGTCTTCGATCTCTCGAAGGGAGATGGGCGGACGACCCAGGCTTCGGTTGCTTCAACGACAGTCGTGCCGCCGACTTCGCGGATCAGCACCGGGACGACGCCGGCATTGGTCTGTTCGTCGGTTATGGCAAGTGCCGAAAGGAAATCATTCGATGGTGACGTAGCCATCAAGGTGATCGTGATGCGACCCGAGCGATCGTTGCTTTTGGCGCGAGCTGTCTCACCAGAAGCACCTTTCTTGATCGCCCATGTGTCGTTGTTTCTCTCGACATTGATGAAGGTCCCATCTTCATACTCGCTCACGATATGCGTGCCGACCATTATGGAAACGGCCTTGGGGTCATAGCTTCTCAACATTGCTTCTTGCTCCTATCGCTTTGAGGTTAGATCAGGATACGCCCACGTATCTGTGTCTTGTTGATTGCACCCGACAGAGTTGCCTGGAAGGTGATGTCAGGGAGCAAGCGAGCGCCCTTGTCATTGGCAGAGACTTCAGACGCCAGAGGTGCCGAGATCTCGAACTCGGGAGCAGAGGCAATGATGCCACGGATCTGAGATGTACGAAGTGCTTCACGGATCTGGTTCAGGATGATTGAGATGCCATCATCGGTGTATGGGATCTTCTCGTTGCTGACGAGCGCGGTCCAGATGTTGTTCTGCATCCGATAATGCAGCCAGTCGATCCCCTGAATCACATCAATCCACTCGCCCGAAACCATCCGGCCATTTTCAAAGACGTTGAAGTTGTTCCGGTTGGTGTAGCAGTTTCCATAGCGATCGAGGATCTGAGTCCGCTGCGTGGAATTCAGAGGGCTCGACGAAACGCCCGAGAAGCGTTTGTATGCCCAGTTGCTCGATCCCGGGTTCTTCGGCAGCTGGAGGCCAAAGGGAGCGCCTTCGACATTCTCTGTTGCCGACTCGTGGTGGTAGAACAGGAACGTCCGGTCATAGCCGAGATCCTTGAGGACGCTCAGAATGTTGTACTCGTCATCGGGATCATAGACCCCGGCATCAGCGGTCTTCGCGCCGAAGATCTTCACCCGAGCCTCAGCCCATGCTGCGACAGCCAGGATGTCTGCATCGCTGTCTGAATCAACCGCAACGCCATACCAGTCTGTCGTTGACCCGGCTTCCTCGGCGGCTGTCAGAGCCTGCACGTAGGTATCTCCGCCACCTTTCTTTGTGACGAAAAGTCTCTGCGGGCGCACGGCCTGGCCGAAGTATCGACCGGCGAAGTCGAGCGCATCAGAGCCGACCTGCACGTCTGCCTCGACCTCCTGGATGCTCGCGTAGCTCTTGATGCGCGGCGTGAAGGTCGAGAGCGGCGAAACAAAGTTCGCATACCCAAACCCTTCGGCGGTGGGCACCACAGGCTGGCGCGTGATCACGATGTCTATGATGTCATTCAAACTCATTCCTCGTCCTCCAATTCAATGGTGAATGGACCTATTTCCTTCTCAAAAGAACCATCGAAATCAGCGTCCAGGCGGCCTGTGACTCTGACGGTTTCGATATAGCCTGGGTCGATTGTCGCCTCGATTGAAACGCCAAGTATGAGATCGAGCGTGGCGCGAGGGTAGTAGACGTTATCTTCCAGCTCTGTTCGATCCTGGACAGAGCTGTCACCCCAGATCGCAATGCCACGCGACTGGAGATGCGCGTATGCCGTGGGCTCGTCGATGCAAGCCTGGACCCCGCTCAGGATGTCCGTCGCGCGATAGAGGTCTGAATAGAGATCGGTGTATGGCTTTCCGAAAGCATTGATCGTAAGCGTGGCTTGTCGATGCATTCTAACCTTGAAAGCGTTGATAGCTTTGTCGTAGGGGAAGGAATCTGCGCGGCCAAGTTTGACGAGCCCGCCGACGAAACCAAATGATACATACGGCCCCTTCGGCTCTGGCTTGTACTGGTTTTCATCGACCACAGGGACACCAGGAGGCATACACGCCATAAGCCAGGAGCGAATACCGGCCCTGACTTCATCCATTCGGCGTCTAATAATTGATTGTATGACTGCACTCATCTAACCGCCTTTCTTGAGGCTACGGCTTCAAAGTGTTGCAGGTGGCGGAATCGGAAGTTGTCGACCGACTCGATAATGAATAGCTCCCCGTCTATGTTCAGCTCGTCGGCGTTCTGCCCGAGAGTCTTGTCAGCTGCGACCAGCCGCTCTGTGGTCAGGATCATCACATAGCTCGACATGCGGGCGAGATCGTTGACGGTGATCTCCACCTTGTCTTGCGTCAACGGCTGGACCGAGGCTTCGATCTCGCGTCTGAACTCGACGCCGCCCGGTTGGAAAACCCCGCCTCGGAATGAGCCAGGGCTGTATCGGGTCAGGGTGATCTTTCTGTTGCCGCCTCTGCGAGCGGCGCGTCTGATCATTCCGGCAACGCTCATTCCTTGTTCTCCTCGCCCTGACCTTGTGTGACTTTGAAACCTACCGCCTGCCGCATAGCTCCGGTGTCGATCAGTGGATTGCTCGATCCCTTCTTCTTGATCGTCGATGGCGCATTGGGTGGCCTCTTGAGTGTCGTTATCTTCCTTTGGATGGCGCCAGCCAGGAAAGCGCCGACTCTCCCAAGAGCGGTCAGGATGTTTGCTTTCTTCTTGCCCTGAAAGATCTTCTCGATCTCAGCTGCCAACATCTTCTCAGCCTTGGGTCCTTGTGAGTCGATAACCGGACGCATGAAGGGGCGCGGGGGAATTCGCCAGGGCGAGCCATCAACGGTGGTCGCTTTGGTCTTGACGCCGAACTCCTGCCACGATGCTATCTGCGCGATCGTGGTTCCCGAATTCTCTCCCGCGTCCTCATGTATGCCAACGGTCAGAGTCACCCCGTGGCCAACATCATCCATGAACTTGTTGACTGCTTTCACATCGAAGCCCTTGCTGCCTTTGACTTTGGTCGTGAAACCTTTGCCAGACATCAGCCGTTGGATCTCCTCATCAGAAAGCAATCGAGCCATCACTGACCCCCGACCAGAGGAGAGTAGACAATGCCCCTGCGCAGACTCACAAACATCTGCCCATAGCCTGTCGTTCCCATTTCCTCTTCAGTGAGGCCAGAGGTTCCATAAGACGCTGAGGTTGCGCCCACGGTTTCTGATGTGAGCGGACCCGCGATCTCGCCGCCTCGGGAGATTGAGAGCGTCATCAGATGGGCCACAAGGTAGGCAAGCCCGACTGTGAACTTCGCTCCCCAGACATCCTCGTCCAGCCAGACTTCCGCGAGGGATTGAAACACCTCAAACTCGCTCGTCGGTCTGTCCTTAAGCTCGGGGGCTATGATGCGGACTGTTGCCGCCACACTATCAGCCATGGCTCACCTCACTCGTCCATGTTCTCGTCTTCGCTTCCATCGCCTTCATCGGTCGCGCCATCAGCTATGGCCTTGGCTTTCGCCAAAGCCTTTTGCTTGTTGCGTTCGAGTTTGGCGAGCTGTTCATCAATGGCTTTGATGATCGTGCCCCGCTCCTCGCCGACCTTCCAGCTATTCAAAAGAGCAACGTCAAACGTTGCCCGGATAATATCGAAAGCCTCCCGCACATTGCGGAAGACGCTGATCTGAGAGGACTTCGATGACGGCTCCTCCTCTGTCAAAACCGTGACGTGTTCGCGCTCAACATCCTTCGCAAAGTTGCGATTGGTCTTGAGATATTCCCACGTCCTTGCATCAAGTTGATTCACACCGGGCACGAGGATAAAGCCACGTCCAGAAGGTTCAAAGACTCTAAGAACCCTTTCCCGATTGTTTTTGATCAGCATTCAACACTCCATTCGTTTGGGGTTAACTGGGGTTTTTTCCGGGGAACAATTAGCTCGAAACGTTTCCGCCGATGTCGTCGGTCATTGCCTGCGACAAAGGATAAGGGATGATCACACCGCCGCAACGCTCATGCACAGCAACCTTGTAGGCCATGCCGCGCAGCTCGGGGGCGAATGTTTCAAACTCCTGGGGGATCTCCAGGGTGAACTTCTCTGGGTTGCGGTCATAGACGATAGCGGTATCGTCTGAGAGGTTGCCGCCGGAGTTGGCTGCTGCAAGTTCTGCAAGCCAATCCACCGACTCGATGAACGGGGTGTTCTCCAGGAAGTAGTTGAGGATGGTCATGTCCGAGCCATCCGAGCGAGGCGTTGTTGCCAGCTTGGTGTAATAGGCGATCGGCAGGAGCATCGTGTTGGGAACTTCGACCGACTTGGAGGTGTCGATCACAGAGTTGGCGAGGTTGTTCAGATCCGCGAGAATGTTCGCGTTGGTCTGCGCATCATCAAGCCATGCGCCATGAGCCAGGGTCACATCAGGGATGTTTGTGTTCGTCAGCCAGCCTTGAAGGCCGGAAGCACTATCACCCCAGAATGCGATGTCGCGCTCAAGCTGCATGATCGCACGGCGAGCGGCATTGGCCTTCGATTGGGTCAAAGGCTTGCCGGTCTTGGCCGCGCTGCGGATCTCCATGATGCTGTATTGGAACGAAGCACCAAGAGACTTTACGGGCGCAGTGAACTGCTTGCCGCTGATCTCGACATTGCGGAAATCGGTCGCGTAATCCGCGACGATCGCTGCCATGCCCACCTGATCATACTGTGAGTAGGTGATGGTCTGCGCAGCGGGATCACCCTCGAAACTGAGAGGGATAACTTCACGCTGACGAAGAGTTGGATACCGCACATCGTAGGAGCGCGACTTGATCGTCTCCAACTCGCGGGCAAAGAAGATGCTTTCGTTCGAGTCGAGGCGGGGAAAGCGCGGGCCTTTTTGGTTGCGACGCTTCATCTATGTTGTCTCCTTAAAGGTTATCAAGGTTTTTCAGGAACTACGGATCAATCGTCAATCTGCGGAACGGGATCAGATCAAGGCTTAGACGCGCTCGCGGAACTCGATGAGAGCAAGCTTGTTGTCGCTATCGACTTCGCGCACGATCACCTTTGTCGTGATGTTGATGTTGCCCGATGCCGAGCTTGTCAGCTTGCCAGCGTTGCCGGTGCCCACGACGACATAGACGGAGCCGTTGACCGATGGGACGTTGGTGTCTGTGCACTGAGCCCAGACCGAACCCCATTGGCAGACGTTCAAAGTTTCCTTGTCTGCATAGCCTGGGGCAGAAACCCCGGTGCGCGATTCAAGAGCCTGGGTCAATGCTGCGATACCAGCAAAGACCTGAGTATCAGCTGAGGGAACTTTGCCCTGGCGGGTCGCTGTGCCTTCAACAACCGCATGACCGAAAGGGACTGCACCCTCGGCAAGCATCGAACGAATGTCTTCGGACTTGAAACCGTGGGCGAGCTGACCGGCGCGGGCGCGAGCCATGTTCATCGAAACAGAGGTTTGCATGATTCATCTCTCCTAAATGTTTTGAAGGGTTCGGTAATGATTTGATTAAGCCTTGCGGGTTTTGCCGATCGGTTTTTTCCACGCATTGGCTGCGGCTTCCATCGCATCGCTGCGGATCTCGTCAGCAGACTTCTGACGACCCTTCGCATCGTTACGAGCGCCCGAGCGCACGCCTGCGCGAACACCTTCGTAAGCACCAGAGCGACGGGTCCTGCCGCCGCCCTGGCCATTAACTTCCTCGCTTTCCTCGTCCTCCGAGTCGAGATGGATCTCATCTTCGACTTCGTCGTCAGCGGTTTCGATCATGTGATCAAGACGGCTCTGCAAGTAGACATCAGACTTGCCTTCGGCCTTGAAGTCTGGGGAGTCCAGCTTGATCAGCTCAACGATGATGTCGCGGTCGCTGAGTGTGGAGAGATCAAGCTTCTCGTCCAGACGCGGCTCGGCGAAACGCTCAAGAGCCACGCGGGCCTTGATGGCTTCCTTGAACTCGGCAGAGTCCGTGCGAATGCCAGCGCCTTCCTTCGCCTTCTTGAGATCGGTCTCCAGCGAATCAGCGCGAGCCTGAACCTTGGCCTTGTCGTCGTCGGCCAGCTTAAGCTTGTCGCTCAATCCCTGGATCGTCTGATGGTCCTTGTTGAATTTTCCGGTTACGGCAGCGTGAACATCTGCTGAAACCTTGTACTCCACACCATCAATTACAATCGTCTTTTCCATTAAAGAGTCTCCTCTAGGGGTTTCATCGGGACTCAGGATTGAGTCCAAGCGTAAGACCTGATCTTTTGAGTCCAGGTGGATGCGGACCTGGGAGCCGCCTCGTGCAGTTTTACAGATGGCAACATGATTGTATCGAATGTTGCGCTGGATCGCATCATACCGCTGGCCCTGATACGACCCGGGTTTCATTTCAAGATCACACAGGTATCCGCATGACACTTCCCGCTTGTCGCCCGTCTCAACCTCTTGAATGCTAGGGGCGTGAGTGATAGTCATGAACGTGGCCAGGAGATCATCGACTCGCTCGACTTTCTCAGAAGTGAAGCCCACCATGTGATCGGCGGTGTTATCAGCGTTCAGAATCCCATCATTGACTTCCGGGTGTCCGTTGGTCGCCGGGACACCCTTCAAAGTCTCCATGGAACTGGGTTTGAAGACTTCTTCGGCTGGCCGATATTCGCGCCACTCCGAGCCATCATCGCGCCGATACACAAAGATGCCCGCGCGTGTGGCAGTGATCGGAACCCGCAAGTACCCATTGGGCAAGCGTTGCGGGCTGCCAAAAGACATGCGATCCATCCTGATCTGCTGCTTCATTTTTTTGTGACCTCGAAATTTAATTGTGACTCTAACCCCAAACGGGCTCACTCGTCATCATCATCTGTGTCATCGAGATATGGGATCGCCACGCATCGGCAGTTGTAATCCATGCCGGGATGACCGAATGGAGGCGGATCGTCCCAGCTCCTGATCTCGCCGTTGAGCGCCGCATGAGATGGACGGACCCGCTCATCCTCAGAGGTTTGCCAGATGTATTTCTTGATCCCTACCCGCTCCTGTCTCATACGGGTGACCTGTCCATTCAGGGTTGCGACCTGATCACGCGCGACGAACTTCGCCCGATCTTCAAGAGACATCCCTCGAACCATCTGGCTTTCACGTTGATCAGCTGATCTGAATGTATCGAGTATCGCTGATCTCAAACCAGCTGGCGAGAGTCCCTGCCGATAACCGTTAAGAACTATCGTGCTGATCTGATCAGTCTCCCCCTGAGCAAGACGCGTGATCATGCGGGCGTTGTCTTTGGTCCAGGCATCAATGGCTTTCGTGATCTGAGGATCCCCGAGGAGAAGATCGACCCCCAATGACTTCCGGGTCGCTTCCTCATTCGCTTCATTCAAGGCCTTGCCCACATCGAAGATCGTCGGGCGCTTGTCGTCGAGGGCTTTTGAGAACCTGACAAGGATCCGGGACAGGGCCGCTTCAAGGAGATCGAAGGCATCAAAGGCATCCTTGCGGATCGGCTTATCGCTGCTATCGACCCGCCGCGTCTGACCCATGTCGGAGCGGAACATCGCTTCAAGCATGGGCAGGACTTCGATGATCTGCTTCTGGAGGTCTTCCTTAAGATCGACGACAAGGCCCTGAACGATGGCCTCGTAGCGCCGCTCAAGGTTCCTCGGGTATTGGATCGGGGCTGGCTTTCCCCGAGTCCTGGGGATGAAGTCTGTGATCCTGGGCGCTCGCGCCATCATTCACCCCCGTTTGCCGGCGGGTTCGATTGACCGCCGCCAGTCCCTTCATCGTCATCCTCGACCTCTGTTTCCTCGTCTTCAAGAGGCGGCAACCCGGCCTCAACCTCTTCGCGTGTCGGGGTTTCCTCCATCAAAGGCCGCTCAAAGTCGAGCTTTGTTTCGTAGCTGAATTCGCCAGAGCCAAAGCGAGAACGCGCGACCTCCTCTGGCGTGAGCGTCTGGTTCTTAATATACAAATCGTCGATTCGAGCCTGCTTTTCCTTGCGGTCGATGATCTCGCTCTCAGGCTCCTGCCACAGAGGGCAAAACTCTATGTCCCACTCCGGTGGCTCGATTCCCCGTGTTGGCCCGGAGCGGTTGAGGAAGCAAAGCTTGATGAATTGCATCAGAGCCGGCTTGAGCTGGACCTCCTGCTCTTTGCTGACAAAATCATAGTAGTCATGGCGTTCAGACTTTCCTGTCTCGCCCATCCCACCACCCGGAGCCTCACCAAGCAGAACGGTGTGGGTATATCCGGAAGCGGTCACGAGCCTGCGCTCCATCCGGTCGATGATGTCTGCGATGCCCGTGACCGATGTGGTCTTCCGCTCATACTCTTCGTCGGCGTCAATCATGATCGAGTTCACGATCGACTTCGCAAGGTCCATCAGGTTGAGACGTTCTTGCAGAAGGTTCTTGCCGCCCTTCATGGACATCAGCCGCTGCATGTCCTTGACCTTGAATACGCCGACCGCCATCTCTGTCATGAGCGTGGCCACGCCATCTTGAGTCTGTGAATAATTCGAGAGAGGCCCCCGGAAGGTTGCCAGCACTGAGTTTGACCAGAAACCGTTTTGGATGAACAGCTGCCTTGGCAGAGCAGCCCCATCGAAACGAATCATGCGCGTGTGATGGAGCATCGTGATCGGAGAGCCCTTCATCACAAACCTCGGCTGCATCTGATATATCAAGGGCATGCCGAGATTCTTTGATCTCGGGTCCTCGTCAATCATGTGCCAGATGAGTTCATGGCGATTGAGGACTGTTGTGAAGTCAAAGCGGCGAATGCGATTGATGTTGAGAGGCGACCAGGGGTTTGGCGCTCCATCGTCGATACCGAGGATGATTCCCGAGCCACCGTAAAGCCGCGCCCAGCTCAGAGCCTTTTGGAACGTGGCTTTCCAGTTCATGTCCTGCTCAAGATAGGTCTGGAACGATCTGATCTCGTCCTCATCCCAGCTCGGCACTTTCAGCTTGAACCCTTCGCGTACCATGTCTTTGGGAAGGGTATCGACAACCTTTGCGGCGATGTCATCACCTGCATAGGTATGTTCTGCTTCCGCCTCAGACATTAGATACGCCTGGGCCTCAGCGCCAAGCCTCTTGTCTTTGCCGAGGACATTCAGATTGGTCAGCGTGTTGACCCAATCATCAAGACGAACCGTGATCTGTTGTTTCAAGGTATCAAGCAACATAAAAGGGTCTACTCCTTTCCCAAAAGGGCTCGCAGGTAGTGGTTCTCGCCTTCCGATAATTTCTCTAGTGCCTGAGTGGCAGCATCCACTTGATCGTCGTTGTCTGCAAGTGGGAAGTTGCTGAACTCCTCGATGAACTTGTCAATGGGGAACGGGGCTATGCTTTCATCAGGAAGGTAGACATTGCCCGCCTCGATCTGTGGCGACACCGAGTGAACGCGGGCGACCTTGGAACCTTCCGGCTCGACAGCGATTAGGCCGCTGACTTTCTTCTTAAGCAATTGGAGGATCGGTGTTCCATTCGCTTTGTCCTCGACATAAACCGAATCGCAATCCGGGTACTTCACTTTCATGTTAACAAGTTCTTTGCAGGTTCGGATGATATCCATGTGATCCCTGCGCTGATCCACCAAATACTTGTCAACTCCCCTGCGACCCCAGACCTGGATGACGACATAGTCGCTCGTCTCGAAGTCCTTGAAAGCGGCATCACATGAAATGATCATTTCCTCGAAGTCATGCGGAATGACCCGATAACGCCGCCACCATTTGGGATCGACGATGTTTCCTGTTGCCGATCGCGGCCTTTGCTGCCAGAGTGCAGCGAAGATATAAGACCCAACATCCTTCTTAATCCTTGATAGCTTCGCGGCGTCGCCTTTGACCTCTGGCCAAAGAGCCTCGCCCATTTTTCTTGGATCTTCAGGATGCAGCTCGTCCATCGACTCGACGATCGCGGGGAAGTTAAGCAGCTCCCACTGAGTCGCTTCCTTATCTTCGAGTGCCCGCTTGAGGAGATAGCCGGACAGATCGCCCTCGTGCCAGCGGGTCTGAACGATCACGACATTGGCATTCAGCGAGAGACGGGACTCGATAACGGAGCCGAACCAATCAATGACGTTCTGCCGTCTCACTGGTGATAGGGCTTCCTTCCAGTCTTTGAAGGGGTCATCAATGATCAACAGAGGATCAGCCGATCGGCCTGTGGTCGAGCCGCCAACGCCAACCGTATATAGGTATCCATACTCGCTCGTCTCGCAGAGCTGGGCTGTGCGCATGAACTTTCTGGGCGCGAATGGTCTGATCAGAGTGTCGGGGAATATCTGCCGATAGCGTTCCGATTCCATCACCGCCTGGGCGGCTCGATTGAATGTCATGGAGAGTGACGCTGAGTAGGAACCCATGATGATCTTGGCCTTCGGGTCGTTGCCGAGAACGAAGGCCGGAAGGCATCGGCTGACTATCTGGCTCTTGCCATACTGAGGCGGGACACAAACAATAAGCCTCTGGCCTTTCTGCCAGAGGAGTTTCGTCAGACGATCACAGATGATGCGATGATGAAAATTGACCTTGTACTGAGGCATGATCTCAAGAATGAACTCCAAAAGATCCTTGCGAGCCCACCTGAGATCAGACTCGCGCATGTCCTCCAATAGCTCGATGGATTGGGTCCTCATTTTTTCATCCTCGCCTCGCGGTCCATGCGGCGCTTGATGCGGCGCTCTATTTCCTCCTCGATCTCCTCATCAGTCCGGTTGTTCGTTATCGGGTCTGGGTCATGCGGCGCAGGTTCTTCCATTTGGTTGAGATACTGTTTCCCAAGCCAGATAAGCATTGTGGTGTTTCCTGCCAGTGCTTTCTCATACTGCATGCGGCGTAGCGAGACTATCCCGGCTTTCCTTTTTACCCGAAAAACTTCCGAAAATTTCATCCCGTAGAATTCGCGCACCCGCTTCTCAATCGTGTCAGTGTCGCAATTGAAGAACGCCGCAACCTCGTGCAGCGTGCATTGGATCTTGCAGAGCGACTCGAAGACCTGAAAGTCCTCCTCAGTCGTTGGTCCCTTCAACTTCGGTCCTCTGCGGTCTGGGCGATCTGATATTACAGGTTTTGACTTTCGATCTCGGGCCGGGGGTTTCGGTCCAGCCATGCTCGAACCCTTCTCATAGCTGGAGGTCCGAAGGCTTGGGCAGAGAGGCAAACAGCTCGGCTCTCACTTCGCCCGCCATGAATCGACCTCCCAGCATGTTGGTGCGGGTGATGGATGCGCGGTCACGTATCCCTCTCATTCTAACGCACATGTGGCTTGCGTCGATAACCACGGCTACGTCTTCGGTGTTCAAGACCTTGACCAGAAAGTCTTTGATGTTCTTCGTTAGCTTTTCCTGAACCTGCGGCCTGCGCGAAAAGTAATCGACTATGCGATTGAACTTCGAGAGCCCAAGGATCCGATCGTTCGGGATGTATGCGATGTGGGCAGATCCGATGATTGGAACCAGATGATGCTCGCAAAGACTGTTGACGGTGATGTTCGTCTCTATGAGCATTTCGTTATAGCCCTTGCTCTCCTGGGTCGTCATCGAAGGGATGTGCTCCTCCTTCAAACCCCAGAACAGGTCGGCCTCGAACATTTTCGCAACCCGCTTCGGAGTGTCGCGCAGCGACTCATCGTTCAGATCAAGATCAAACAGTTGCATGATCCCTCTGATGTGCTCTTCTACCTGCTCGCGTCGATTCATCGTCATCATTGAAGCCCCAGAATTTTGTGTTGCTGAAGTGAGAGACGCACATGCGGGTTCTTAAGACATTCCCCGATAGCGCCCTTAAGGTTTGCCTCATACGTTTCGTCAAGGATTGGCTGAATGAAAATTTCGCCAGCCTTGAACTGATGGAATGAATCGAGCGACACGAGCGAGCCCATGCTGCCCAGGTATGGGAACAGAAGCTTGAGCGCTTCTGCATACCGCACTTTCGTTTCCGACCATGGCTGTTTCGGGGAAACGGTCACATGCTTGAGATGGCGATTGATCAGAGGGGAGATCGGGATGGAGCCGTTGGTTTCAAGATGCAGAAAATGCTGACGGCTCAGGAGTTCCGCGAGCCCTTCGTCGAGCTGCATCATCGGCTCCCCGCCCGAGATGACCACATGGTAATTGCCAAGGGCATAGACGTGTCCATGCCTCTCCGCGAGATCAACTATAGCCTGTTCGATCTCCACGGCTGTCATCTTCTCGCCACCTGTGAAGTCCGTGTCGCAGTAGTAACAGACCGAGTTTGGCTTACTCTCCTTGCGACCGTTCCACTTATTGCAACCAGCAAACCGAAGGAAGATCACCGCACGACCAGCATGAGTGCCTTCACCCTGGAGCGTTGGACCAAAGATCTCTTTGACTCGATAGGTCTTCATATCAGCAGCGCCGCCTCCGCTTTGCAGTTCGGGGTTTCCCAGATAACAACCCTGTAGACCTCGATCGCTGTCCCGAGCATCAGCTCGTCATTGCATTTGGCGAGAAGATACTTGGCCATGTTCTCGGCGGTCGGGTTCTCGGGCATCAGATAGATGGGTTTGTTGAAGGGAATGAGATCAGACTGCCACGCTCTGACAGATGGATCGTTCTCATGAAGGATCGTCGTATGATCCCAATGGGTATCTATCCACCCGCCGATGCGGGCTTTGATCGCAGAGAAGTCGATGATGCGACCGAGCGGATCGAGTTCCGCAGCGCGGGCGTGGATCTCGACCTTGTATCTGTGACCATGCATGTTGGCGCATTTGCTCTCATGGTGCATCACCCGATGAGCAGCATCAAACTCCAGAGTCCTCATGATTGAAATTTTCATGGCTCAGGCCCCCACAGCAGGCAAGGGAGGCGTTTCAAGATACTCGGTAGGGTCGTCGACGCCCGCGAGCATGAAAGCCTCTCTGCGCTCATGGCAGGTGCCACAGACCCCGCAATGCACATCCCCGCCTTTATAACATGACCACGTGAGATCGAGCGGGACCCCGAGCGACACCCCGAGCTTGCAGATCGTCGCCTTGCTGAGATTCATGAACGGCGCAACGAATTCGATGCCCGCCCAGGTCCCATGCTTCACAGCCATGTGCATCGCTTCCGTGAACTCAGGCCGACAGTCGGGGTAGATCGTGTGATCCCCGGCATGGTTTGCTAGGTAGATTTCCTGATAGCCATTGCTCTCTGCATAGCCAGCCGCGATCGCAAGCATGATCCCGTTGCGGAAAGGGACCACGGTTTTTTTCATGGAGTCGTCGGCATAGTGACCCTCCGGGACCTCCTCTCCGGAAGCCAGCAGGTCAGACTTGAACAGACGCGCGATGAAGTCGAGATGCACGCGGTCGATCTCCACACCATAGAAATGTGCCACGTTCTGAGCCGCTTCCCACTCCGCTTCATTGTGCTTGCTGCCATACTCGAATGAGAGGGCCGCGATCTCTTCGCCCTTGAGAGCGATCGACCGCACATAGCCCAGAACCGTTGATGAGTCCATGCCGCCGCTTAGCAATACAAGACGCTTCATGTCGAACCTCCATATTTTTCTTTCGCCCACAGGTAGGCGTCCAAAGCCAGCTTTGCTTGCCAGTCAGAGGCGATGGCCAGAAAGTATTTCGTGCCGATAGCCCGCTCGATGTCGGTCGCGTAACGGATGAACGATCGAAAGGTTAGATGCTCGATTGCAACATCACCTTTGCCGCTGTTACGCCAGTTTTTTTGTTTGGCAAGATCGAGGTAATCTACGTCATAACGTGAAAGCGCTGCAAGAACTTCCGGCTTGGGTTGCTTCTGAAAATCCTTCTTGCCGAGTGAGATCCATCGACCATTGCCGACATAGATAGCCAGCCGAGCATAGGTGAGCGCAGCCGACCATGAGGAGGCATCGACAGAGTATGGGCGGGTTGCTTTCAGAAGGACCTGATTCGTAAAGCCAAGAAGATGAACCTTGCGCCCATTGATCTTCTGCATGATCCGCTTGACGAATCCTTGAGCACCTGGGGTCTTCACGAGCCCGCCCACCCCAACATAGTCGGTGCGCTCGTAGTAGTTTTCGAGTTCGTCGAAGTCCTCGCCGCGCGTGAAAATCGGGATGGGTCGATAGCCCAGTTCATACATCTGCGAGTAGTTCGCGCGGGTCTGATCCGGCTGCCCGATGACATCCAGCATGAAATAGCCAAAGGGCTGATACGGAAGTGAATCGAGAAACCTCAGATAGTCTTGCAGGCGAATCGGCTTGCCGGCCTTCCATGCCGTGAACGCGCCAGAGTCCACGAGCACGTTGGTGTTCTCCTGAAAGGTGCGGCTCTTCATCACTTCGATGACCGGCTGCTTGAAATATGGATAAGCGCAGAGAAGGTTCAGCTTAGGAAAGTTTGATGTCATGGACATACTCGCTATCTTCGATCATGCCCTCTAGCCAATCCTTGATCTCCTGCTTCATTGCCTGCGGCACGGTCAGAGTGATCTTCACGGGAATCCCGTCCTCGTTCTCTTTGATCTTGCTCAGGCCCTCGTGATCAGACTCCCAGCCTTTCATAATGAGATCGCGCTCGGATTGATTGAAGCCGGTGAAGTTCAGATCAAAGTCGAGTGCCTGCAATGCAGCAAACTCATCTTTGAGTTTATGATTGTCCCACTCAGCCCATGACACTGATTTGTTGATGACGAGGCGAGCGGCTTTGATCTGAGCCTCAGACCAATCATCGACGAGAATCACCGGGACCTCGGGCAATCCCATCTTGGTCGCGGCTTTGAATCGCAAATGCCCATCGACGATCTCGCCATTCGATCGAGCGAGCATCGGAATTTTGAACCCGAATTCTTCGATGACCGCGATCATCTGATCAACCGCGTGATCGTTGACCCGAGGGTTGTTCGCGTAGGGGATTAGTGACGAAAGATCACGATGCACGATCTCCATGGCCATAGGTTTTTAAGCCTCCGATTTCATTGGGTGTTTGTCAGAGTATGATTAAACCTATGTCAAAAGACCAATGGTATTCGGTAAGTAACCGTTTTCGCTAACGATTTCTGCCAATCAGCCGATAAGAGATATGTAGGTTGTGAGAGATGAATAACAGATCCCCCTTGTGATCCACAGAAAGAAAGGCCCGAAAATATGAACGACTTTCAAAAGAAACAAATGCTTGCCCTGGTCGAAGAATTCAAAGCCTTCGTTTCGGACTCTGTGGACGAGGGTCTGATGGAAGATAGCGAAGATCAGATCAGCTTCATGCGGAAATGCCTTGAAGTCTTTGCCGAAATGAAAGCCGACGAAATCACAGAATGACCGATTTTTCGGTCACGAGAATCGACAGAACACCCGATAAGATCTACATGGGCGGCGATGAAGCCGCCCCGAAAAACGGAGAAAACCCATGAAGAAAAAATTTACTTTGACTCACGACTCTGAAACCGTTGCCAACATCATAATGAACACTGTCAATCCTCAAGCCGAATGGCATCAGATCGTTGCCGCTGTCAGAGAACATTTTGAAGTCAAAGACTGGGTTCAGATCCGCAAGGTTCTGCAATACCTTCTCAACAACAACATGATCAAACGCGACCCTGACATCATGATTGAGAACTTCCTGAAAGTCACAGAATGAAACAGAAACCCTGGCAGATCGTTTGCCTCGGCGAACCCCAATGGGATAGCGCGACTCGATCATTCGTCTACGGCTGGGTCACTTTCGGCACCTATTCGACGAAGGCAAGAGCCGAGAAGATTCTGGCAGAGATCAAGATCGCTCCGATTCTGAAAGATCGACAACCAAAGATCATCGGGCCTAATGCCCGTGATTCCATAACGGACTCATGTTCAAAGGAGAACCCAATGTCCAAGAAGAAAGCTTCCGCAAAGATCGCCGCTGCTCAAGTCGAACCAAAGAAGAAGGTCACTTCCAAGAAAGCCAAAGAGCCATCAGAAAGCTCACTGGCCGCCGAGGTTCTGCTCGAAGACGTCAAGGCATCTCTGCCCGATGGCAAAAACCCTGACGCGACGATGAACGAACTTCGGGCCCTGCTGGCCAGAGCCGCCCAACTCGTCGAGATAGTCGATGGGAAGAAGAACCCTTCCGGCTATCTCATGCAGACGATCGAGGCTCGGATCAATGACCCCGAAGATCCGACCAACAAGAAAGTCGAAAAGGGCTATCAGACCCATCGACTCGACGATGACGAATTGCGGGTCGGTCCCGATCTGATCAAGAGAGCCGCAAAGGCTCTTGCGAAAACCCCTCAGAACCTTGCCGTCTGGGCGGTGACGATTGATGGCGTGCAGCTCGCGCCCAGAAAGGTCTACGCCAAGGCTTTCGAGCTTGATGGGTTTGAAGAAATAGATTGGGAATATAACACCCATCGCGCGCTATCCTGGCTTGAACATCATGGGTTCCCGGTCGAAAAGATCGGTTGAACACGACTCCAGAGATCGGGGGGAATCACTTCCTCCGGTCTCTTTTTTCAACCAGAGGCCATCAAAATGAAGAAAGATCTATACCGCGAGGCAGTCCTTTGGATAGCTCTGAATGATGATTCGGGCTCACCCATGGCTCTCTCAGCGAAGACGATCGCAGGTTATATCACAACAGTATTGATCGCAGACCTTTTCGAGAAAAGCCCAGCCGTGGTGGCTCGTGATATTCTCAAGATCCGAAAAGCCCACCAGGATTGATTAGAGAGGCCAGATCATTTCGATCTGGTCTTGATCAATTGATCAGATCATCTCGCCATCAAACCCTTGTCCCATCTGTCTTTGATCTTTTCTTCTCTCTCTTTAATTGATATGATCCAGCGATTCAAATCGGGCACTTCGGCCCTGGTCAAAACCATCTCTTTGAAAGGAGAACAAGATCATGAGTTCGCTTGAACTCGCGTCTGAGAAGCCTCTGCATCAGCTTCTCCGCGCCCTGAATGAAGCCGACGATGCGCTCTATGCTATCAATTGGGACGAGCAAGACGCCCTTATGGAAGCAGGAAAACTGAAAGTCGATTCGTACAAGTACATCCACGATAAGCTCACCCTCCAGCTTCAGCACTTCGACGATCTCGTCAAACGATTCACCGCCCAGAAAAAATCAGTCCAATCAAACCTCGATTCGTTTATGCGCCATCTCAAATGGGCCATGGAGTCCAATGGCTTTCAGATGTTCACGGGCAATGAATATCTGATCAAGATGCGAGCCGATGAATACTGCGAGATCAAAGAGGGCATGGAGTGCCTGCCGAAACATCGGGTCATCTACGGCGATCTGGTCCGAGTGAAATACGAATGGTCGAAGACCGCGATCACGAAGGCTCTGGAATCGAGCGACCCCGAACTCAAGGCCAAGGCCGAACAGATCGCCAGCATCGGCGTCAGAGTCAAACCCGAATTCGACATCGTGAGAGAGGACAAACCCCGTGGGAAAAATAATCGTAAGCCAGCCGCAAAAAGATCAAGCGCGAGATCGACAGCAGCAGTCGTCGGATTGGATGAAGAAAAGAGAGCAGGAGATAACCGAGATCATCATGTCGCTCTCGGAGAATATCAGATACTGTATGCCGAGCCATCTCCAGACGACGGATCGCATGCGCTTTCTGGCTTTGAATACTTTGAGGAAGAACCAGGCGCTTCTCAGTTGTAGTGTCGATTCATTTCTGGGCTCGCTGTTCACAGCCGCTCAGATGGGACTCGAAATTGGGGTCGGCGCTCTCAACGAATCATGGATCATTCCATACGCCGGAGAAGCGACCTTCCAGATCGGATATATGGGCTGGCCCAAACTGATGACCAACACCGGGCTCTATTCAGAGATCGTCTGCGACAAGGTGTTCCCGGGCGATGAGTTGAAGTATGAGAAGGGAAGCCAGACCTATTTCAAGCATGTCATGCAGAGTTCAAGACCCATCGGGCTGGAGCCAATCGAGTATTATGCTTATTTCAAAACGATCCACGGCGGGTTTGACTTCAAGATCTGGCCACGGGCTCACATCATTGAACACGCAAGACAGCACAGCAAGGCTTACAGATCAGGGAGCGGTCCCTGGTTCGAGCACTTTGATGCGATGGCTCTCAAGACTGTGCTCAAGGATCTTTGCAAGAGAGCGCCGAAGGGCACAGAGCAAACGATTGGTCGGGCGATTGCGGTGGATCAATCAATCATCAAGATCTCAGACCGCCAGACCGATCCAACGACCATCGACATGGAACACAGCCATGAGATGCCGGCGGAGAAGAATGAGCGCGGCGAAACACAGACCCAGGAGACTCTGCGAAAAGAGAAGGAAGCCAAGGCGGAAGCTGAGAGGCTGGCCAAGGTTTCTGAGGTCCAGGCGCGAATCAAACAGCTCTATTTTTCTCACAAGATCAAACGGGCTGAATTCGAGGAGGCGCTTGGGGTAAAATTGGAAATGATCAAAGACCTGGACATCGAGGCTCTGCAAGCTTGTCTCGAAGTCCTTGTCGTTTGACCGCATCATGTTCATGGCCGGGGATCTGACCCCCCGGCCCTTTATTTTTTAAGGGAGAAAATTTATGTCATCTCGCGTTGCATGGCAATGGCAGACGATCTACCGGACTTCCAACGTTGCAGTGATTCAGATGGGTAGCCACCCCCATTATCAAACGAAGCGCATGAAGCTCGATTTCGGCGGTGGCTGGGAGACAAGCCGGACGGTCGATTCTGTTGACGCCGCGATGGATATATGCAAACAGATGGGCGAGCTAGGGGTCCTGACCGATGTCGGTTTCGGTCGAATGGACTTCAGGAAGGCCATGGCTGTGTTCGATAAGCTGCAACCAAGACAGAAAGGTAATGTCAATGACGCCGTTTGAATCACTACGAAGATACGGGACCATCTTTATAAGCCGCGAATCAATTCGACAGACGATCGGTTTTGGAGAGCCCATAATGAACGGGGCTGTCTTTAAGGGGTTCGATGGGAAAGGTCCAGCCCTGAATCTTAAGATGCTTTCTATTTTTCTGCCGAGAGACTTCAAGCCAATCCTCAAAGATCTGGTTCCAAAGGCGCAGCAGAAGTTTGCATTCAGCCTCACCAATCCCAGGCTTCTTGACGAAATTTCCTTTTGGCTCGAACAGAGCTTTGTTGCTCGCCTGTCAGGTCCCACGATGGACACCATGGTCACGGAACGCGATAAGCTAGCTGTGGCATCCAACCCTTTCGCAGATCTTGGGGTTGCCATGGCTGAGGGGAAGATCATTGATGTCGAGATCACGAGCAGCACTGATGTCGATGAGTTCGACAATGATGATGAAGACGACGAGGAGAGGGTTGATCTTTCTCTCGCCGATTCAGTGAACGCGGTGATCGTCGCAATGGCTTTGAATATGACCTACGACGATTTTATTGATCACATGGATGAACATAGCGGCCACGTCGAGCCCATGCTCAATTGCATGCTCTCAAAGATCCATGAGTATGGAAAATTCAAGGACAACCTCGGGATCAATGTCGCCGATGCGATCTGCCTTCTCGGGGTGAGACTCATGCGGGCTCAGATGAAGACGACAGATTATCCATGCTCGAACAGCGAAATGAATTATGGCAAACGGTTTGCTGTCGAGGTCCTCGAAAGAGCATTGAAGGAAGCCAAAGAATTTAAGAAGGAGAAATAATCATGCGTCAGCCATCTGATCTTGTTACCGCACGACTCTTGTCCAAAGCCGAAGAACATGCACGCACCTACGAGAGATGGGTGGAGTCCAGACCCAAAGAGATCCGCATCATCCTCGATGCAGACACGTATGCCGATGATGATCATGAGGTTGAGACGGTGGCCAGGATCAATGACTTCGGTGAACTGGTCCTGGGCAAGGATCTGATCAGGGTCACAGTCAGCGACATGAGACGATGCTCCAAAAGGGATGAGCTGATCAAGCTCGATCGAAAGGCAGCTTTGGCACTGGCGCAATTTATAACAGAGATGTATTCATGACGACGGGCCGCATAACCGAGATCGACCTAATCGAGATCGAGCATGTGGCCGCTGACTGGCGGCGGCTCGGGATGTTGAGCCCAGCCAACATAGTTCTCTGGCTCTGCGTTGAGATCAGGGAACTCCAGGCGGAAAATGCGAGGTTGAAACAGCAATGGGAAGGGCATCACGAATGAAGCGGCTGCGGAGGATGACAAGGGCTCAGGAACAGTTCCATAGATTGAAGCTTGCTCTCATGCAGGCCAGTCATGATGTGCTGACATCTGATCCTTCGATCACCTGGGCAGAGATGCCTCGAAGGGTGAACGAGGCTTTCCTCTCGCGGCTGTCGGATAAGGATGCTGGCCTGGCCGAACGCCGATACAAGATACAAGCCGAGGTCGATCACAATGCCAAGACGATCGAGTTCCGTCTGGTTGAGCGCATCGTCGTCATTCAGGGATGCGTCTCTGTTTGAAATATTCATCCATCCTGCATAGCAGCCGAAAGGCTGTCATGACAGGAATCTTCTTTCCTGAGAGGGGTCATGATCTGACCCCTTTCTCTTAAAACACAGATCGAAATGATGGTTGATTGCTTGCATAAATCGGGCGGGCTGTCAGGACTTTGACGCATGCTGCCTCGGCTGATACGATGCCGCTCAGGGGTTGAGAGCCCCGGGTGAGCTGGTCTTGACTGCACGTTTCATTGGGACCGGGGGAATAGGCCTTCGGGATTGGCGGAACATGAGTCCCAGATCCTTGATCAGCTCACCTACCCCTCGCGGCCTCTGGTGGCTTTCCAGTGCCTTCAATCGAGCATCCATTGCCAAAGCGCCAATCGCACTCTTTGACGATCGAAGGGAAGTCGGGGAAGACCCTGTCATCCTGGATCTTCTTGATGCAGAGTTCGACGCATTCATTCGGCTCCATCACCAGTGGGCGGTGATCGTGCCCGATCTCGGGGACGCATTTTTCAAAGATCAGAAACCCGCCCAGGCTGCCCAGAGCCACAAGAATCATGTCTCGCGCTCGCGCTGTTATCATCATCGCTTCACCCCCACACATTCCCAGAGATCAAAAGAGATCCGGCGCCGGACAAGGATGGCTGTGTCCATCTCGATAATGTCAGGCCCTTCCCCTTCAACAAAGGGTCGAGCCCCAAGAGTCAATGCCGGTGCCGATGCAATTGCGATGTGGTCGCCCTGATGCTCCTCGATCTGGCGGGCGTTCTCGCTGCTGAAAGCCGTTGCCATGGAAACGCTGCGGGCGATCTGTGCCGGAATTTTCGGATGGCAGTAGATCAATCCCTTTTCAAAGACCTGCTTGATCTCTCTGCCCACTCGCCTGTTATCGGATGCCATCGTTCCCCCCTGGCCATGACCATGTGTGATGTTGCGGGGTCGCCGAATAGGGAACTGCTGCATAATACTTGATCGACGATTCAACGACCCGCATGGGGTCCCAGAATACTTGCAGAGACAGACCAGCCTCGTGGATGCCTGTGACGATAGCCGCAAAGGCTTGGGTCTTCTCAGGCCCGCCAAGATCGAGATGGAGGAGAACAATGTCGCCGATTGAGGGTCGCCTTGCACTCGCCCTGTTGATGTCGGCTGCGAATTGTTGTGCCTCCTGCCGCTTCTCCTCATTGAGTATATACTTCGCCAACTCATCTATCTCTGGCTGAATGAATGATATGCCAAGCCTTCCAGCGCCATGATAGTGAGCATCTACTATTCTTTGAATGAGCGGATGCCTTTTCGTTTTCATTCAATTCAGCTCCGCAGTCTTATAGTTGTACCCATCATCGAAAGACTTCTCAGCCAGATCATGCAGGATCGACTCGATCATCTTTGTGTGCTCAGGGCAGCAGGTGATGCCGAGTTCCCGGAGCCTATGCACCGCCCGCTGGATATGCTTTTCTCTGGTCTTGTCAGCTATGCTTGCCGTCATGGAACTTCTCCAGTTTTGCGGTGATTGGACTTATTGGCTCTCCTGTGAGGACAGAGATCGGCGATCGGGTGGACCCGCCCAACCTTTTTCTCGTCATGATCTCGGCGCACTCATCCATGGCAATGATCAGATCACTGAATGAATCAGCGGCTGTGTTGCCCATGCGCTCGCAAAGCAGTTCATAGGCTTCCTCTGTGATCTCGATTGTTCTCATTTGGTTTTGACTTTCTTTGAAGGTTTCTCTGGAGCACAGGCGGCATGATACTCAAGCGCCCATGGCTCAAGGGTTCTGCAATGCGGACAGGTTTCCCGCTCGCACTTGGGGCACATGCGGAAAACCCTTATCTTGGCTGCGTTGATCTCGTGCTGATAAAATTTCGCACCGCACGTGTCACAGCTTTCTATCTCGTCATGTCTCGGCATCATTTCCTCTCGTCGATCTCGGTCATGCGCGTCCCGGGCGGCGGATCGCGGAAGCGAACATAGCCGACTGGCGCGTCCTCCTCTTCTCGAAACGGCAGAGGCAGCGTCCCATCCTCGCTCTCTGGCTTGGGAGATATTTGCTTCTTGACCCAATCAATCTCGCGCTGAAGTCTTTGCAGATACCAAACGAGATAGACGAGGACAAAGAATGTGCCGGTGCTGAGCCCGAGACTGATTTGTTCAATCGTCATTGTCCCCTTCTTTCACGTCAACATTGACAACGTATTGACAGCCGAGTCGAAAGGCTTTCTCAACCGCCTCCATGGCATCAGATGATTCAGATACCAGGGTCCTGAGCTGAGAAATGATCGACTCTGGCAGAGAGATCTCAACCTTGAAGTCAGTGATACCGGCTGGCTCGATCTCTCTGCCGCCGATGAATACCCGCGCTTTGCTTGGGTCGTAGGTGCTCATGGTGTTTCCTCTTGAGGGTTGGGGAAGCTGAATGTCTGCATGTTCGGATTCAAAGCCTTCGTCTTCCATGCAGGGAAAAACTTGGCCCAGATCTCAGCCGAGACGATGACGGGGTTGTCTTCGGGTGTGCCGCGCGGTCGTCTCTTTTGAATGTCTGTCATGTAGCTCCAAAGAAGTTTCGATTGCTGAGGCGGGTAAACCGTCTCTCGCACGGCTGACAGATCGGGCGCTGGATACATTGCAGAGGTCAGTTCATCAAGGCGGGTGTAGAACGCATCAAGGGTAAACATGGGCAGGGTCCTTTCCGATCGCGTTGAAAATTTGGTTTCGTTATCTATACCCTAGGTCCGTCATGTTGTTCAATGCCCAATCCATCTCGGACTCCGGGCATGGACCCCCCAATTCTCCTGCATCAGCCTGCTACCGGCTGGTGGGAGATGGATAACAGAGTTGAGGGGTGAGCTCGTCCCAGCTATCTGTCACTGCTCCGAAGAACAGGTCTATGTTGTGGACATCGAACGGGGTTGACGCTGATCTGAGGACGCATCAGTTCCTCGTCTTGCATCATGCAGGTGATCAGCTCAATCCTCTGTGAAAGTGAGAGCCGGAATCAGCCAGGGAGCCTATCCCCTGGTATTCCTGATCAGCGAAGACCCTTGCGGGGGTCCTGTCACCCTGTCTCTGTCCATCATTCCAAGCCAAGGGGGTCTGTATCATTGGTGGGGGTCACTCACAGTTCCCAATGCTCCTTGCAGACTTAAGTCCCTCGACTCGCTTCGGCCAGATGGCCTGGGGTTCCTTTGATTCATGGTGATCCCCTATTCTGATCCAGTGCCTATGCCTATGGGGAGTTGTGGCAAGCAAGATCTCCCCGACTTCCGGTAACGCCGCAGCCGATTCCGCATCGGCCAATGTTGAGATGTTTTCGGTGTATGATTTTCAGGTCGGGGGAAAATCCGCAAAGCTGATTCCGGCCTGATCTTGAGGACTTGGGAGAGTCCTGAGAGATCATCGAAGATCTTTACTTGACTCGCTTCTGGAGTCATAATAAGAACCCGATACCCGAGGTCTGCTTGGGATTTTCGTGAGTGGCCTGAGAAACGACACACGACAATTCCGAACATTGACACAGATCTCTATGATTGGGCGGGGAAAAAAAATCCACGTAAAAAATGGGTTCCATCCCCGCCCTCAATCCCCCCAAGGCTTTCCTCTTATCAATCCCCAATGGCATGACTGATCTGTCCTACACGGTTCCCTCCATTCCTGCGTTCAACATGATCGAAATTTTAGATCAAACATGATCGAACGAATACAGCCCATGCCAGTATTGACATGGGCCGAAATCAATTTTTCTTTTGAAACAGAAACGATGCAGGATCGCACATGGGGGAATTACCTGCAACCCCTTCGCGCGTCTGTGTTTGATCTTGATGGAATGATCATCATGAGATATGAAGGCTTATCAATTTTTTCGGAGAATGAAACATGAAACACAACAGTCTGGTAAGGACCCTCAACAAGCACGGCCTCAAGATCGAAAAGATCGACAACCGCTTTCAGGTCGATACCCCGACATCAATCGGCACTTGGTATCAGCAGGACGATGACGCCGTCTGCGTCTCGACCCTCAGCCGATCCGTGGCCGACATGCACGACCCCTTGAATGATTGCAACCTCAAGAGCTATCACCGAACCATAAAAGGCTTTCTCGCCTGTCTGAAACTCTAAGCCATGGGAACACTGAAGCCGGTACGGTGTTCAGTCTGCGGGAGCTTCATGGGCAAGCTTCCCGCTTCCGATGACTCATCTTTTCTTGTCTGCAAAAGCTGTCAGCAGATCGAAGGAAAAAAACCCCGACGAAAGCGAGGAGGCGACATGCGCCCGAGTTTTGAATGCCCGCGATGCAAAGCGGTGACTCATAATGCTCATGACATTGATCAGAGCTACTGCCCAAAGTGCAAGATCTTCTACCGGGCCAGCCTTTTCGGCTTGAAAAGGATTCTGACCAGTATGCAGAACTTCAAGTCTGATCTGATCACTCATGGCGACGGACTGATCACGGCCACCGAATTCAATACCTTGATTGCCGCCATACACGACATGCAGGTTCTTCTCGAAGGAGTGTTGAAGCATGAACGCGAACGATCAGAATAGGGAAGTCCTCGTCCACGATGAGTTTGGAAACATCGTCAACCGATGGTACCCGCATCTAGTGAAAATCGGCGAGGTCCCTTTTAAGGATCTCCGACCAACTGGCAAATGCTTCGATGATGCTCTCGATTGGCTTTGGTATCAGGCCAAGGGCCTCGGCAAGAACTCGATTCATGATGCTGCAAAAGCCATGGACTATAAACTCGTGCATGGTGTCTGCCTCGCTCCTGTGGATCGCAAGCCCTTCGCTCATGCGTGGATACAAAAAGGCAAGCGAACCGTGATCAACTCTTCGACGCTGTTTGGTACAAAGTATTTTATCACATGGAAGCGCGACGAGTTTGAGAAGACCTGGGGAATTCAGGAGAAGCACTACTATTCATTGCCCGAGGCTCTGGAGATGAACCACATCCAATGCTCTTACGGGCCATGGCTGCCGCATCTTCTCAACCTCTGCAAGCCAAGGAAGAAGTCATCATGATCAAATATAAATGCGATCTTTGTGGGGTGGAGACTCAATGGGCACGCATGACTGGCGACAGAGATAGACAGAAGGAACCGTTCCCGGAGAGCTGGCGAAGATGGGACACAGGAACAAACAGGAAACCAATCATAATGGATTTTTGTTCATCGAATTGCCTGAACAAATGGCTTTCATTCAAGGAGACCAAGACATGATCAATGATCAGCCTCAAGGCGAAGGAAAGGACTACGCTGTCGAATGCGATGGCTGTATGCGAGCCTTCAAACTCAAGAACCTCAAGGAGTGGGGAGATGGCCGGATCTTTTGCAGGTCCTGCTATGACGTTATGGATGAGGAGCGAAACGCATGAGAGCACACTGGATATGGTACCTCTTTGCAATGATCTCAACGGTCGGCATGTTCGCCGGATGGCAGTGGATAAGAGACTTTGGCTTCACAGGCTGGTTCCCTTTCTTCGCAGTGACCATGGGCCAGCTCGTCCGCGCTCGCTCAGACCTGCCACCGGATATGTTCGATCGCGCCTTTCGATCCATGAGAGCCGAGACGCTGGCCATCGGATCGCTCGTGTTGATCGTCGCCGGCATTGCCATCTGGGCCGCGTGGCTCAACTATTTCGAGATGCCGCGCCAGAGAGCTGAATCAATCGAGCAATTCAAGCGCGAGTGGAAGGAGTCAGGACGTGCAGCAAACTAGAGAGATTCGCTGGCACGCCATGTCTGTGAATCTTCAGAAGTGCAGCGTGACTGGCATCCCCTTCGTTGTCGATCCTTTTACTGATGCCGAAGAACCCGAGACGATGGAGAACGGCGATGTGCCAATCGTCGAGTTCCCGTTCTACAAAGAGGACTTCGAGATCATCAAGGCTCTCTCTGAGAAGATGGCGGCCAAGGAAACAAACCATCTCAGCATCGACCAATGGGAGATGGAAGCCCTTGGCAATCGCCTGCTCTCGGGCATGCTTCAGGACTTCATCGACAGTGGCAAGAACGACTATCGCCTGACCCAGGAGTTCAAGGATAAGGCTCAAGGATTGATCGCAAGGGAGATCAAAACGTGAAAAGCATCGCTATCGCATTACTCGTCATGACGCCGCCTCCTTCGATCGGAGTGGTCGATGATATGCTGGCATCCAAGCCGAAACCACCGCCCGTTGAATCGCTCAAGCGGGTGCCATGGACTCTCGCCGGCGGCCAGTTTCTTATCGAATCATCCAGAGAGATGTGCCAGGGTTTCGATGCTGTGACCTACTGCCAAGCCGTTGGTGGCAGCCATGATCGCGGTTTCTCTGTGCATGATAAGAAGACGGGCAGGTTCCTTTTCTATATGGACCGCGCAATCGCCGAAGAGGTCCAGCAGGACTATGCAACAACAAGGCGCGAGGCTCAGGAACATCATCCCTATAGCAACCAGATCGCAAAGCTGGAGGCTCAGAAAAGCCAGTGGGAATATGTGGGCATTGCCTGCAATACCGCAATGGGTCCCTACTGTGGAGCCATGGCAGCGAAGATGAAGAAGTTCAAGGAGACGCTCATCGCTCTCTGCGCGGGTGGCCTTGGCGTCTGTCAGAAGTTCGTCACAGACAAGAAAGCCGAGATCGACGCGGAGATCAATCGCATCCTCAAGGCTTGCGCCATCTCCGATCAAGCCTGCTTCGATGCGATCACAGGCGGGCAGGAAACACAGGCCGCCCTTGAGTTTCAGCGGGAGATCCAGTCAGGCGAGAGGCCACCGCACACTCCGACAAGAGCAGGGTATCGACCCATGTTTCTCCCAGGCGGTGACGTGACAGGCGGCTCATGGGATGCGAGCTGTGAGAACTGCAAAATATATGACGGCGAGGATGCCGAGAACTATTAGGAGCGAGACATGTTGGATCTTAATCAATTCACAGACTGCGCCTGCTGCCACAGGCCAGTCAAGACTGAAGCCACAGCCAGGATCGGAGACATGAGATATTGCAGCAAATGCTTCAAGCTGGTCGGTGATGAAATCTACAAGCTTCAGGCCGCGGCTGCCGCAAAGCAAAACCCTGAGACTTGAAATGAAGACCTGCCGCTGATATAAGCACACCCGACTCTGTGTCTCGTTTGACTCGGATGATGGTATTGACAACCGAAGGTAGGGGAACCCGCGCGTTATGTAGCGGGTTTTTTTTTCGCCTGCGCAAGGGCTGGGTGTGTCGACTCCGGGCAGCTTCGCATTCCCAGCCCCTAGGACCCCGGCTGCGCATTACCCAAGGGATTACCACAATCCTCATGGATTTTCCCACAAAGCAAATGCCCGAAAAGTGTTCCATGTGAAACATTCAAGCACAGATCGGGGGTGACATTGACGCTGTTCAAGCCACCCCCGACGTGCTCTTCCGTGCAAAATCGAGCACGGTTTGTCTACCACTGGGACCCGCTCCAAAGCAATCCCCCATGCTAAAATCAACGGGGGGGATTGCAATGTCGTCGTTCAAGTATCTGCCGCCTGGAAAGCTGCGCCGCGCAATCATCATCACCTGTGCTCTCGCTCTGACAGCCCAAGGGCTCGCTCAAGCAGCCGTATCATTCATTCATCTGGTCAAGGAGGTCTTGCCGTTCATACGCCCCTAGCGGTATAACGGTCGAAAGATCGAAGCATCACCCATCGAAGCACGCACGCGCGGGATCGACCCGCGTTTTTATAAACCCTTTGTGGGAGTTTTCGAGATGTCAGACGCGCTGTATATGAACATGTTCGCCAAGGTCCAATCGTCTTCATTCGATCGCAAGCGCCGGCTCAAGGCAAAGATCATGGAGAGACTTGGGCGCTTTGCCATATACGGAACGATGATCTCACTATTCGCATCGCAGGCTGCTGAGCCGACTTTCTATGCCTCAGTGGCAGCCGGATGCTGTCTTGCCCTGGAGTGCTTCCGATGAAATTTCTCCCCTTCGAGGAGCAGGTCAGACGCATCAATGCGCTGTTTCCAAAGCTGCCGAAGTCGCCAATCAAGCGCACGTTCTCGCATGACCAAGCCAACAAGCCATTCATCGAAATAGGCGCTCAGGTGGTCTGTCCCAACCAGTATTGCCGACGACCTATCGCCACGTTCGTTGAGAACCTTTACCAAGGGCAGATCATCAGATCCAGACATCTATATGGTCCTGGGATTCACCCTGGCGGCGAGATGAAATGTGCATCGTGCAACATGCCGTGGTTCCTCGCGGAGACTGGCCAGATCCATCTGAAGTCCGGCTGGCTCCCGAAATATTAGTCGTTCCGGTTGGTTCCGATAACTGATCCGGCGAGCGGCGAGGATTCCGCTAGAGCGAAACCCCCGTTCCGGGCTATCTCCATTGCTCGAAAGGAGATACCGCACATGAGTAAAATCGAGCAAGCATCGTTGACGCTGACAGCCGAAGAGCAACAAACTCTTGACGCACTTGAGAAACAGGGCGGCCTGGAGTGGGATCGTTTCCGAGCGAGACGAAACAAGAACAAGCGCGAGAAAGGCATGGATGACATGACCGCGACACGCGCCGCATTGGAGCCACTTATGCCCCCATCATCGAACGTCATTGACATGGCATCGCGTCGATCACAGGAGCCCGAGCCTGAGTCGTTTGAATTCTGGCGGCCTTTCATTTTCCCTGCGCTTTGTGCCATAATGCTCTGCATAATAACCATCTACCAGATCGCCGCGCAGAAAAGTCTCTATGGGGATGGGCGCGAAGGGCTGGTGCTTGCGACCATCCTGGAACTGACTTTGATTGGGGTCACAGTGGCCAGGACCAAATCTGTTCTGCTCAATGTTGCCAGGGTTCTAATCATCGGCTTTCTGCTAGCCCACGTCTTCAACACCATGGACGTATCGGCCAGAACCTCAGCCGAAGGATCCAGCCCGGAGCTGGCCCGACTTCAGCAACGATACGAGCAGACATCAGCCCTGCTTTCCTCAATCCCCGAAAGCAGGGTCTCCGATCGACTCAAGGCCAACTCGATGGCCGATGACTATATGAAGCGGATCGAGGCCGAGCGTCAGCGCCTTGACGCTTCCTGGGGAGATCGCATCACGGGATCGACCGCGGCTGATGTCAGGACCAGAATACTTTGGTTAAACATAATGGCGCAGTTGTTCTTTGCACACCTTCTCGCTTTGCAGATCTCACGCCTGGATTTTTCGAGACTGACAAGACTCCGATGATGAACTTATAACGGTGGGGCGAACATGCCGGAACTTTGGGCTCCTGACGGGTACGCGGAAGCAAGAGGTTGTGAGTGTGGACGCCCAGGCTGGCATCGGGATCTTGTTCCCGATTCCCTGCTCGGCCTCGACATCAAGCCTGCCTGTTGCATTCACGACTTCATGTATACCTATCCAGCCGATGCCGGCCTTGATTACAAGGCAATCGCTGACCATGTCTTTCTCAACAACATGCTGCGCCTGATCGAGGCGGGAACCAAACAGAGCTGGCTCAAGAAGTTGAGGTCAGCCCTGGCCTGGTTGTATTATCAAGGGGTCGTTGCTTTTGGCGGGCCATCATTCTGGGCAGGCAAAAATGATCCAGCAAACCTCATACATCCCGACCTCGTGCG